ATCGCGCAAAATATGTCTGTCACGCAATTGAGAAAAGGAGAAGCACCATGACGAAGCAACCGGGCCTTGAATCCTTCGCGGCTGACCCAGCAAACCCCAACCGCATGAGCGACGACGACCGCGGACGCATGGCCCGGGCGCTGGCCGAGTTTGGCGACCTTGGTGGGATCGTGCTCAACCGTCGCACCGGGCATCTGGTCGGCGGCCACCAGCGCGTGAGCGTCATGGCCGATGGGAAGCTGACCGTCAAAGACCTGGCCCAGCAAGGAAACAGAAGATGCCATTGATCTATGAACCAAAAGGGAAGGCCCGCGAGTATAGCCCGCTGGGCCTCAACGTGTATTCCGATGGGTGTGACCACGGCTGCAAGTACTGCTACTGTGCAGACATTGGTCGCGCTTTCGGACGGCCGTGGACCACGGATCCGAAAGCACGATCGCTGCGCGGACTGGAAAGAGAAGCGGCCAAGGCCGACCGGCAAATACTGTTGTCATTTGTGTCTGACCCGTACTGTTCCGCAGAGCGGAAGCACAGAAACACAAGGACAGCGTTGACGGTTTTGCGGAGGAACGGGTGCTCGACGGCCATTCTCACAAAGGGCGGGACACGATGCCTGGATGATCTTGATGCATTCTGCGGATGGCCAGACGCGCGCGTAAAGGTGGGCGCAACGCTCACGTTCATGGCGCCGGGCAAGTCGGAAGGATGGGAGCCGGGAGCCGCCGCCCCTTCAGACCGAATCGCGGCGCTGCGAGTCCTGCATGAGTCAGGCGTGAAAACATGGGCCAGCATTGAGCCCGTCATTGAGCCAGACGAGTCACTGGCCATTATCGGTGCCACACTGCCGTACGTTGACGCATACAAAGTGGGCAGATGGAACCACGACAAGCGATCAAAGACAATCGACTGGACGGCATTCGGGATGGCCGCAGTCGGAATACTGCGGGCCGCGGGAAAGGCCGTTTACGTGAAAGACGATCTGCGATCCGCACTGCCGCCGGGGTTCCTGACACCGGAAGAAAGCGACGCCGACGCATTGGCGCTACCAGACAGATCGGAAAGTGGGCTCTTTGCCTGACCTAACCCCATCCCAACGCAAGGCAGCGCTGCGCAGGTTTGCGGCGCGGCGCACTGGCATGGGGATAATCCGCGCCACGCTGGGCGAATTGAGCGACGGGGAACGGGAATATCTCAACCGCCAGCGTGGGCTCTTGGAGTTGTCCGCCGGTCTGCGGAAAGCCGAGCGCAAGGGCGATGCAAGCCGCAGGCGATTAACAGAAAGCGAACGCACCGGACTACTCCACCGGGAACACCGCAGCGAAGTCTCGGACATCGCGCCACTCCCTGCGGCCAAGTGGCGGTTTGCCCGCAAGCGGTGCGAGCGCGACCTCCCGCGCTTCCTGCGGACATTCATGCCCGAAAAGTTCTACCGCCCCTTTGACCCTGACATGATCCACGCGCTGCGGAGGATCGAGGCGGGAGCGCTTGGCGGCGGGACGTTTGCCGAGGCCATGCCGCGCGGCAAGGGCAAGACGACGGCGGCTGAGGGCGCCATGATATGGGCTGCGGCATACGGACACCGCCGCTATATGGTCGTGATTGCCAGCGACCAGAGCAAGGCCAACGACACCGTGAGCAATATCCAATCCGTGGTTGAGGGGCAGTGCCCCCGGTTCTGTCAGGCGTGGCCCGAACTGGCCTACCCCGTGGCACGGCTGGAGGGCAGAAATCAGCGGGCGCAGGCCCAGCACATCGCGGGGACGCCGACGCAGATGGCTTGGAAAATCGACAAGATCGTGTTCCCAACCGTCGAGGGGTCGGCGTCAAGCGGGGTTATCATCCAGGCCAAGGGGATCACAGCCAAGGGCATGCGCGGGCTCAACCATGACGGGCAGAGGCCAGATTTTGTGCTTCTGGATGATCCCCAGGACGATGAGAGCGCGCACAGCGAGGAGCAGACCGACAAGCGGGAAAAGGTGATTTTTGGCGCGGTGCTTGGGTTGGCTGGCCACGACCGGGCAATCAGCGCCGTGATGACATGCACCGTTATCGCCAACGGCGACCTCTCCGACCGCATGCTGGACAACGAGGCGCACCCCGAGTGGCAGGGCTACCGCACGAAGCTGGTCGAGACGTGGGCAGACGCGGAGGATATGTGGGCAGAATACGCGCGGCTGTGGGGCGAGGGGACCGCAGCCGGCGAGGGGACCGCAGCGGCGAGCGCGTACTACCTGGCCAACCGTCCCGCCATGGACGCGGGCGGGGTCGTCACGTCGCCCGAGTTGTACGACAAAGAGTGCGAGGCTAGCGCGTTGCAGCACGCGTACAACCTGCAACTGCGCCACGGCGCCGACGTGTTCGCTGCCGAGTTTCAAAACGAGCCCGTCAAGCAGGGCACCGACTTGTATGCGCTCACGTCCGATATCGTCGTGTCCCGCACCGACCCCGAGCGGCGTGCGGGCGAGGTGCCAGAATGGTCGGCCGTGACCGTGGCGACCACCGACGTCAACCCGTCCTATGCCCTGTCAACGGTTGTCGTGGCCTTTGGGCGGGACCAGCTCGGGGCCGTGCTGTGGTATGGGCTCTACACGTCGCCGCCCCTCCCCGTGGTCCAGGGCATGACTGAGGCCGAATCGCGGCAACGGATCTATGAGGCGTGCGCCGCTCATGGCCGCGAACTGGCTGCCCTGCCCTGCCCCCCGTCGTTGTGGATGATCGACGGCGGCGGCAGTCCCCAGGGGACCATCATCGACCTGGCCACGAACGCGCCCAAAATATGCGGGCTCAATGCCGTATGCGCATTCGGACGGGCTCAGGGGCAGTACCGACCAACGGGCAAGCATCGCATCATCGCTGGCGAGGAATGGCACCGGGTGGTGCAAAGCCGCAACAATCAATGGCTGATCTTCAATGCCGACTACTGGCGCGAGATTGCCCAGCGGGCGTGGACCGGATCGCCGGGCGCCCCCGGGTCGTGCTCTCTGCCGCGCGGCAATCATGGAGACTTCGCGGACCAGATATGCCGCGAACGGCTGCTAGACAAAAAGGAAGTGGCGGGGCGCATGGTCTGGGCGTGGAAAGAGGGGCGCGGCGGCCCCCACGACTACGGCGACTGCATGACGATGGCGTACGTGGCCGCGGCGGTGTCCGGCATAGGAACGGGCGGAACGGTGCAGAAACCAGCGCGGCCCGCCGCCAGGGTGGTGATTGCGCGACCGAGCAAAAGGAGACGATGACATGGCGAAGCGATACAAGACACGAGATCCAAAGCCCACTACCCGCGACCCGCAGATCGAGACGCGCAAGCCGCGGCGATACATCCCCGCATCCATGCCGTGCGTCTGCCCCGACTGCGGGCACAATACGCGCATGGACGATGGGCGGCACGTCGACCCCGTGCGCGGCGTGATCCTGGAGTACAGGACATGCGCCAAGTGCGGGGCCAAGCTGGCGGCTGGCCGGCCGATGACCGACCGCGAGCGAGAGAAACTGTGTTCGCGGGCGCAGGCCGTGGCCGAATACGAGGGCGAAACGCCGAATGGATAAGGCGTTGGCACGGGACTTGTCCGTATTTCGTAAGTAACGCCCGTGGTCCTATTGACCGCGCGGCGGGTGCGTTGTGTAATGTCCATACATGACACACCTAGGCTATCTGCCGTCGCGTATCGTTGGGGGGGCGTCGATCTGGATTGCGGCCGCGAACACCATCCAGGGCGCGGCCGATATCATCCTGTCTGACTATACCCCCGCCGCAGGCTACACGCTCGCCTATCAATTCGCCGCCCCGAGCCCCATCACCGTAGCCGCCGCAGCCAACGGGGCCAATACCGGATGGACGCTGGACGTAACCGGGGCTCAGACTCTCATCTGGTCCCCCGCCGCCGTGCCCTTCGCTGGCATCGTCACACACACGGCCACATCGCGCACGTTCGCAGTTGACGGGGGGGCCGTGGCTGTCGAGGGCTCACCGTTGCGCGTGTCGGCATGGGTGGCCGTCCTAGCCTCCGTCGACGCCGCCATTGCCAGCTATGCCACGAGCCCCCATGGCAGCATCGCCGTTGACGGCATGAGCGTGACGTACCGATCCCTCCAACAACTCACCGACCTGCGCGACTACGCCAACTATCGACTCCGGCAGGACAGCGCCAACAGACCGAAGCGGATTATCAGGTCGAGGTTCACGCTATGAAATGGCCCTGGACGAAACGCCGTCGCCGTGGTCAGCGGGTTGTGAACGTGCGCGGATTCGCCGCCGCTCGTATCGACCGACTGCTCGACGGGTGGCGCATGGATTGCGGTTTCACCCCGTCAGAGATATCAACCAACCTGACCACGATCCGAGGGCGTTGCAGGGAAATGGCCAAGGACAGCCCGCACTTCCGACGCTGGCTGCAACTCATCGCCACCAACATCGTGGGCGAGGGATTCGCACTCAAGTCAACGCCGCACGACGGAACCACACCCGACATGAGGCTGGACGAGGGCGCCGCCAAAACCATCGAATACCATTGGAGGCGGTTTTGTAACTCGCGCGACCCGGTGACGCATCTGACCTGCTGCGACGCCACGGGGCGCAAAACCGCATCCGCCATGGACAGGCTAAACGCCAAGACGTGGGCGCGGGATGGCGAGTATTTCCTCCATGTGCTGCGGACGCCATCGAACCCATACGGGATTACCTTTCGTGTGCTGCGCCCCGATTGGTGCGACCACACCTTCAACATGAGCGATACCGGCCGCGGCACTTTGATTCAGTGCGGAGTTGAAATCAACAAGCAGACCAGCCGCCCCGTGGCCTACTGGTTTTGCACCACCGCGCAGTCGAATTGCACGACCAACAGCCACGGGCGCGCCGTCACGCCCATCCCCGCCGCTGAAATCATCCACGGCTTTACGCAGGAGGACGAGGACCAGCCGCGTGGCATCCCGTGGGCTCACGCGAGCCTGCGCAAACTGAAGATGCTTGACGAATACGACGTTGCCGAGTTGACGGCGGCCCGCGATGAGGCGTGCAGCGTGCGCTCGTACTACGCGCCCAAGGGGGACGAGGACGCAATCGCCGACCTGACCAGCGATGAGAACGCAGCCGCCGCCAGCGCCTTGACTGCCGAGAAGGAACCGGGACAGGCCGAAATCTTGCCGATGGGATGGAAAGCCGAAGTCAACACGCCACAGCATCCCAACCGCGAACTCACCGCGTTCAAGGCGTCGATGCTCAAGGACATAGCGAGCGGCTTTGGCGTGGAGTACAGTAATTTTGCCAACGACTGGAGCGGCGTCTCGTTTTCATCGGTGCGCGTCGGCACGATCAGCGAGCGGGATATGTGGGCCATCCTGCAAAACGACATGATCGGCCAGTGCAAGGCGCCCATGTTTCTGGCGTGGTTGCGGTCGTTCCTCGAATTGCAGATTAGCGGAAACCTGCCCACGGCCAAGTATGACAAGTTTGCAGAGCACGAGTTCCGCGGCCGCCGTTGGATGTGGGTTGACCCGCTACGAGATATGTCCGCGGCCGAGACAGCCGTGCGGAACAAGTGGAAAACCAACACGCAGATTGCATCAGACATGGGCACGGACTTTGACGACAACGTGGAAGAGATCAACCGCGAGGATGCGCTCCTGGCTGGCGAGGATGAGAGCGTCGTCCCCGTGCTGAATGGCGCACAGATCACCGCGGCGCTCGAAGTGATGGGCCAGTATGCGGCGGGTACGATTGGCGAGGAAGCAGCCGTGGCGCTGTTGACTGGCGCGGGCGTCCCCTCCAGCGCAGCGCAGAACATGGTGGCCAAGCAAAAAGTGACGAAGGAGCAACCCGCATGAAGACCAGAGCCAAGAAGAAATCCACGCGGGCGAAAGCCACCCCGACGCCGGACCCCTCCCGCAACGAACCCGACCTGAGCATCCGCGCGGCAACCGTCGAAGTGCGCGCCGCCGATGGCGACACGCCGGCCGCAGTCCGCATGTCGGTATCCAGCGAAGAACCCGTGCTCTCATACGTCGAGTTCAACGGCCAGTTTATGCGCGCCTACGAGATTCTCGACCACTCGCCCGAGAGCGTCGATCTGTCCCGCGCCAAGGACGGGCTCGTGATCCTCGACCGCCACTATGGCGATCAGATCGGCCTCATGGCCGTGGAACTGACCGACCGCAAGATGGCTGGCCCGGTGGAGTTCTGCTCGGGTCAGCGCGCTCAAGATATTTCGACGGACGCGGCAAAGGGGCTGCGGCGCAACGTATCGGTTGGCTACCGAGTGAGCGCCGACAGCTACCGCCTAGAGGGCGACAAGGACGGAATCCCGGTGGTACGGGCCATGTCATGGATGCCTTATGAGGCGAGTTTCGAGCCAGTCCCAGCAGACACTACGGTCGGCGTAAACCGCGCCGCCCAAACCCCCGCGCCGGTAACCCCGGCCGTAGATGGAGACAAAACAATGGACCCCAAGGAAATGGCAAAGCTGTTCGCCCGCGCCGCCAAGTACGGCATTGCGGCCGATGTTGTGACCGGACTGATCGACGCCGACAAGGGGCGCGCCGAACTGGACGCCCTGATCGTTGACAAGCAGGAAGCGGACGCCGCAGCCGCGCGTGCCGAGATCGAGGCCGCCAAGACGCGCAAGCCTGCCGCCCCGCCCGCCGCTCCCCCCGCCCCGGAGATCGGAGCACCGGCCATCGTGGCCAAGAAGGACCGCGCATACAGCGTGATTAACGTCGTGCGGGCCCTGTCCGGTGCCCGGGCTGATATCGGTTTCGAGCGCGAACTCAGCGACGAGCTTGCAAAGCAGCGCGGCAAGTCTGCCGATGGGATCATCATCCCGCACGCAGCACTCGCCAAGCGTGACTTCACCGTCAGCGGCACGTCCAGCGCCAGCGTCGAGACGGACCTCCTGGCTGACGAGTTCATCGACCTACTGCGCACCCGCAGCGTCTTGGGCGCTGTCGGCGTCCGGTTCCTGGCCGGGTTGCAGGGCAACGTGGCAATCCCTAAAATGACCGCTGGCGCGACTGGCTACTGGGTCGCAGAGTCGGGAGACATCACAGAGAGTCAGCCCACGCTCGGACAGGTGACGGGCACCCCGCACACCTGCGGAGTGATGACCGACATTTCGCGGCGCCTGCTCATCCAGAGCACGCCCTCCGCTGAGATGCTGGTGCGCGACGAGATCATCGAGCGGATCATCCGCACGGTGCAGATTGCCGTCTTTGCGGGCACGGGCGCCGATGGCGAGCCCTCCGCGATCACCAACGCGAGCGGGATCAACAACCCGAGCGTCACGCAGGGCACGCCGACCTATGAGGAGTTGCTGGGCTTCCCCGGCGACATCATGGCCGACAACGCCGAGGCGAGCGGGCAGCAGTGGATCATGACTGCCGAGGTCTGGCAGAAGTTGGCCGCGACGTTCACGGACGGGACCGCCAAGGCCGAACACGTATTGGACTGGGGCAGCAAGACCTGTCTCGGTTTCCCGTACCACGTCACCGAGGATGTTCCCGCGAACTCCCTGTGGTTTGGCGCGTGGCCGTCTGTCAACGTCGGCGTGTGGGGCAACGGGATCGACATCAACGTCGACACCGCGACGCTGTCCAGCCAGGGCGGGCTCCGCATTGTCGGGCTCCAGGACGTGGACGTGATGGTGCGCTTGGGCCAGGCGCTGGCGTACAACACCACCGTCACATCGTAGACAACAGCAGAACGCAGCGCCCCGGGTTGGATATCCCGGCCCGGGGCGATGATGGAGGACAGACAGATGAAGAAGATTGCAACTTGCTTGCTGGCGGTCGCCATGCCGCTGATCGCGTTGGGACAAGACGCGAACCTCATGAACTACGTGGAGATTCTGCCGAATCAGGCCGCAACGCTTGAGCCGACGGACCTCCTGTTACTCGGCCCCGTGTCGAACACCAACGGCGGGAGCACGGTTGGCTCCGCTGTCAACGTGTCGGCCTACGAGGGCAGGGCGCTGATTGTCATGGGCCAGGGCGTGCGCTCTGCGGCCTCTGATACGTCAACGGTCACCGTCGTGTATGGTTTCACGTCGAGCCCGGCAACGGCGCTCACCGTGGCTACGCAGACCACGGCAACGGCCAAGTTCACGTCCTACGAGTTCGACCTCGACACGTTGCAGGGGACCAACGCGGCCCTGTATCTGAAGGCGACCTTCGCCAACGTGGAGGGCGATACCACGCCAATGATTGGTGATGCAGTGTTGATCTACGGCGCGGCTCGCTCGGCAGATCAAACGATCACCGGGACCGGCGTTGACGTGGCGGTCTACAAGGGCAATGCCACGTTCCTGGTCGCGTGCGGTGGTGCGCTCAATGAGTCAGCCTCCTACACGAATACTGTCACGATCCAGCACAGTACGGCGCTCGGCAGTGGATACACGACCGTGACCAACCTGGCGGGCACCGATGGCGTGTTGTCGCTCGTTGGTGCCACTGGCAGCGTGCAGGAGTTCGCGTGCGACCTCGGACGGCTGCACAAGTACGTGCGCGCGGTCAGCGTCCAACAGAACGATGTGGGGAGCGTCGGCGTCACGCTGGTGGCTCCCATGAAGTCCGAATAGCCCGCAACCCGAAGCCCCTGCCCCGGTTTCCTCCCAGCCGGGGCGGGGGCGACCCTTGGAGAGTCGAATGAGCATTGCGGCAGAAATGAGGGCGGCCGTTGCGTCCATAACCACCACCTACCCTGAGTTCGCGGTGACGGTTGTGTACGGATCGCAGACCGCCACTGGCATGCGCGTGCTCACCGACAAGCAGACCGACCCCGGCCTATTGGGCCAGGCGGGGTCAACCATCAGCACAGTGAGGGTATCAAGCGCGCTCATAGACGAGCCCCCGCGCGGCGCCCGGGTCACGGTCGATGGGAAACAGGTTTACGTCATGGACAGCCGCACAAGCGGCGGCGTCCGACTCTTTGACGTGAGCGACACTCAGCCAGTAGAGGGCATATAGCATGGCTGGCGCAGTCACACTGACCACGATGGGCAACTGGAAAAAGGAAATAGGCGTGCCCCTGCATGACGCCCTCGCGGTCAGCATGGACATTACCGGGCGCACGGGCGAGCAGGCTTGCCGTCATGCGCTGATCCTCATGGCGCAGTCGGCGCGGGCGCTCACCAAGCAGGCCCGCAAGAATCGCAAGATGCGGCGCGACGAACACGGGCGATATGTTGAGAACTGGACCCGTGGCGGAGGCGAACCGCAGAAGCTCTATGAGTGGATGTTTTCCCCAGAGAGAAGCGAGGGCGACTACGGGACATGGGAGAACGCCCGCAAGATAGGCAATCGCGGACTGGCGAAACGATCGTGGATGTGGGGGCTTGCGCGCCTCAAGTCCATGAAAACCGGCAAGGCCATCCCGGGCACGAGTAGAGTCTTTTCATTATCGACCGCGACCGCGAACGGCTACGTCAAGCAGAACCGACTCGACTATATCAGAGAGGCCATGCCGCCCGGGTGGGAAGCCTCCGTGCAAATGAAGGCGGGCAACAAAATCATGGCCCAGGCGCGCGGCAAACTTGAGCGCAAATGGCGGCGCGAGATGGGGATGCCCCGCCGCAAGCGTGGCGAACCGCGCGCGGACCAGGCCGAGCTGGCCCGCTACTTCCTGCGGGGTGCGTCATGAAATGGAATCTAGCCGAGTTGACCGAGGACGCGCTCGTTGCGTACCTGCGGACCAAGTGCCCGGGGACCATCCGCGTGTCTGCCGCGTGGGAACGCGACGAGATGGAGTTCCCCGCCGCAGTGGTCAACGCCACAGGAACGGGACCAATCAGCGAGCCTGCCGCATGGCACGACCCGCGCGAGTTGGAAGTAGAAGTGGCGGTGATGACCGAGGGCGCGGCAGAATTGGACGCAAGCGGCGCAGTGATGCACACGGCCCGCGAGCGAAACATGCTCGCGCGGTCTGCCGTCATGGATGCGCTTTTCGTATCGGACCTTAACGCGCAACTCGTAGCGCAGGGCGTCGATGGAATCGCATTCAGCGGGGCGCAGTTTGCGACCACGACGCGGGCAAGCGACGGGCACAACCTTGTGACAATAATCGGCGGGACCGTGTACGCGGAGCCCGTCACTGGGAGTTGATACCATGGCCAATGAAATCAGAAACACGACCTCGCTCACGCTGACCAATGGCGACATCGCCGGGTTGACCGTCCCGGCGCGCACAGTCCAGATCACGCAGAACACGGCCGTACCCGCGCGGGTGGGCGGGACGCAGACCATCGGATTTGCCGCGCACGAGGCGCTTTCTATCACCGACCTGACCACGAATGGCGTTGCCCATTTTCGCAACCGCGACGCGGCCAACTTCGTGCAGATCGGCGTTGACGTGGCCGCGACGTTCTACCCGCTCGTGCGGCTCAATGCTGGCGAGGAATGGGTATTCCGTATCTCCCAGGGGATCACTCCATACGCGCAGGCCGATACCGGGGCCGTTATCATCGACCGCGACATTCTCGACGACTGACCGACCGAACACAGCAAGAAGGAGACAGACCATGGCAGCGGACCAAAAAGGAACGGGCAGCCTGTCCGTATCGGGGCAGGCAGTCAAGGCGGCGGTGTTCATCACCGTGCCAACGGGCAGCATTGTTGAGAGCGTGACTTCCAACCCTGGCGGCTCACCCGACTTTGAAGATCAGATGGACGAAGCGGGCGCCATGCATACGCGGATCACGTTTGAGAGCGGCATGCATACCGCGACCGTCGTTGTAGTCGGGGTCGCCTACGCTTCCGAGGCCGGCGCGGTTGACGGGGCGTCGAACAACTACTACGTCGAGAGCGTGGCAGAAGAGACGAGCAAGGGGCCGGTGCGCACAACTGTCACCGTGACCCGTATCCCGACCATTACCAGTGCCTAGGAGGGTCGCGCCATGCGTCCAGACTGGGTGAGCCCGTGGTGGCAGGCTGTAGCGTTGCCGGATTCTTGGGACGTGTGCGGGGTTGCTGTGCCCGCGCTCTCCGTCTGGCATACGTTCGCGCTGGAGAACATCGGCAACCCCTATATGTGCGGCGGGGCAGCGGACAAGAACGCCGCCGCATCGCTGCTCATGTTCGCGCGCCACGACTACCAGGGCGGCCGTCGCCTGCTCCAGATGCCCAACCATAGGGGGCGGCAGGCGCGGCGCGTGTACCGCAAGCTGCGCGGCCTGAGCATGGACGACATACACGCCGCGTGCACCGAGTACGTCCAGACGTGTCAACGCGGGGTGTCCAGGTGGCAGAGCGGGGGCGGCAAGCCCTGCGCGGTCCCGTACCAGTGGCACATCGTCTATCGTCTGAGCGGGGGAGACCCCGCCAAGCTGGACGGTGCGTGGAACATGCCCTATGCCGTGGCGCGGTGCTTGTGCGATGCAGCGGCCGAGCAAAATGGCGATGCCTCAATAATGTCAGTAGCCGCGCAGGAGATGGAAGATA